TCCCAGCAGATGCTGTTCTGGTTATCTCCGGCGGTGGTGATTAAAAAATACAGCGGCTGCATTCTCGCATCACCGCTGCCCTTGGTCATAACATCAAATAGTTTTCGGTTCGGCTGGGTATGCAGCTCGTCAAAAACGACGCCGTGGGTATTAAAGCCATGCTTGTTTCCAACGTCGGCGGACAGCACCTGATAGATACTCCCGGTTGGCTGATAGATTAGCCGCTTCGTTGCATCCAGTATTTTGACACGTTTAGAGAGTGCCGGACACATTCGCACCATATCTGCCGCCACATTAAACACGATGGACGCCTGATTTCGGTCTGCGGCACAGCCGTAGACCTCAGCGCGTTCCTCTCCGTCGCCACAAGTAAGCAGGAGTGCCACAGCAGCGGCAAGCTCTGATTTACCCATCTTCTTCGGAATTTCCACATATGCTGTGTTGAATTGCCGGTAGCCATTGGGCTTGAGTGTTCCAAAGATGTCACGAATAATCTGTTCCTGCCAGTCGATAAGCTCAAAAGGTTTACCGGCCCACGTACCTTTGGTATGTGAGAGAGCTTCGATAAAAGCCACAGCAAAATCGGCAGCGGCTTTGTTATAAATCGAATCTGTAGATTTAAATCGTGTCGGTTTGTATTTCTTAAGCTTCCGTATGCTGACCACCTCCTTCCGAGCATAAAAATAGACCTGTCAAATGCAACGTTTGCAAGTGCAAGCCTTCAAGATTTCTGTACGAGATACAGCCCCATGCAGGGCTGAACCTCGGTTATTTTATTGGAGCAGGTTTAGTGGTTATCGCTGTGAAGGAGAAGCTCAAGGGCAAGCTGTGTAACAGGGTCGGTTGGCTTGATGTCCCAACCTCTATCGTAGTTGCAAACAACCTCGCCGTTACGCTTGAGCATCAACTTGCTGATTCTGCCGCCTTCAATGCCAAATTCTGAACCCTCGTCGTATTGCTTCATCCAGTAATGAAAAACGCTGTCGTGAATTTTCAGGCTTCCTTCTTTCCACATGGCTACGTCCTCCTAAAATCTCTTGATGCTGGCGTTGCCGTCGGCGTCAAAGCTCACGTTGTAGCGGATTTCATAACCGTCAGTATTCTTGGTAATCACCCGGATGCCGCCCTCAAAGGCAGTGTACATTCTGTCGATTTTCTCGCCCTGCGGCAGTTGGCTTTCAATTTGCTTAATTTGTTTTTCGGTCATGGTGGTGTGCTCCTTTCGTTTTTGTATGTGTATATTCGCTCTGAAAGCACACAATAGCAAGACAATTCAGAGAAATATACCGGCATAAAAGTACCAAATATTTGAGCCGAAAAACGTGACTATTATGCTTCGCCAGTTAGGATGAACTGGGCATATTCCTTGCGGTTTTCTTCGAGGTACACAACAAGCTCGTAGAAACCCATGTCGTTAGCGATGCGCTGAACTGTGCTGACATCATACATATTCGTCAGCCCTGTGTCGCGGATAGCCAGAATCTGCTTACGCACTTTATCTGTCATCGTCACACCTCCGGCAAATGTCCTCACCATAAACTACTTGAAGCGTACTGCCGTTGTCCCACGCAACACCCAGGCTGCCGATGTCATCGACATACCGCACGGTGCCTTTTGTGCCGATTGGCGGCGCTTGAGGGTCGTCCATGCGGAGGAGTTCCACACGACAACCAACCGGGTACTGTTTGCGGATACGCTCAACGGTTTCTCTTGATGGAAAATTATTATTCATCGTCGTTTTCCCCCAAAATGGCCCTAACTTCGGCGCGTACAGCAGGGTCGGATTTGGCTTTGTCGAGGTCTTCCTGCGAGAAGCCTTTCTTCTGACCGCTCTTGAAAGCAGCACTGCCAGTAAGGTTGCGGAGCAGGAGCTTTCGCTCGGCTTTGTACTCGTCGCCGATGAATCCAAGCCGTAGGAGAAAGCAGCGAAAAGCATATTTGTCGTTATCGATATCCTTTTCCTTTGCGGAGACTCGTTTTTGCAACTTTGCCATCTCGCAGAGGGCAGTCACAAAATGTGTGTATGCCTTGACTGCATCAGGGTCGGTGCCATCCTCAAACCACGGAAATCTAACCTTGTCATCTGCTGTTTCAAGTTCAAGAATTTTCACACCGAGCGCCTTTTTGATAAGGCTGCCTTTACTTTTGATCAACCGCTTGAGGTTTTCCAGTGCGGTGTCGGTGAAGGAGGAGCGCGGCATTTCAATTACCAGACCGATGTTGTCATAGGGTTCGGGGACATCGCTTGCTTGCATACCGTTTTCTCCCTGAAAGTTTTCATGTCGGGTACGTCCAAGTCCCAGTTCTTCACGACCATCCATCCTTAGGTCTTCAAAGGCAATCACCTCATCTATCTGTCTTTGCATGGTTTCGGTAATGGGTGCGTTTGGATTGACATACCGTCCGGGGTTGTGTTGGTCGATATCCGGGAAGGTTTCAAGCGTACCCATACCACCGAGTCCGCTTTCGTAGGTGTCGAGTTCATCGTAGTGTCGGCTTTCGCCGTCTGCATTAAAGCCCTGTTGGTGGAGTGCGTCTTCAAGGTCGAGGTTATCGGGACCCGTAAGCACTCCTGCCTTGTCGATGTGATATTCTCCGACCTCGTAGGCAAAGGTAGGAGCACCGAGGTAGTTAGTTGGAGCATCGAGCGCTGTACTGATTGCTCCAACCAGTGATTTGCGTTCGCTGCCTGTTACATTGTAGTTGAGTTTCATTTTTCAAACCGCCTTTCTTTGAGCCAAGTTTATTCGGCTTCGGTACATACATTAATCACTCTAAACCGCTTATATAGCAACGGTTTTATTCAATTTCTGTGTAGAATACTGTACCGATTATTTGGCGGTTTCTTGTGTAGATAAAACAATACCGGATAGACATAACATGCATATGCTAGGGTATCCTTGCCGTCGAAAAGTGAGCTGAGCAGATGTTTACTCATTAACAGCTATATCCGAATATTTCATCGTAACACCATCACGGACAACAGAAACGGCATCGGCACTGCCAACCTGCTCAATATACCGTTTTACAATGACGTCGCAGTATTTCTCATCAAGTTCTATTGTGAAGCAAATTCTGTCGGACTGCTCACAGGCGATGAGTGTGGACCCGCTGCCGCCGAAGGGGTCGAGCACGATGCAGTTTGTGAGGCTACTGTTCAAAATAGGATAGGCCACAAGTGCAACCGGCTTCATGGTGGGGTGATCGGCGTTTTTCTTTGGCTTATCGAACTCCCAGATAGTGGTCTGCTTGCGGTCGGCGTACCAGTTGTGCTTGCCTTTTTTCTTCCAGCCGAACAGCACAGGCTCATGCTGCCACTGATAAGGAGAGCGTCCCAGTACCAAAGACGGCTTTTTCCAGATACAGCACCCGGAAAGTAAAAAGCCTGCATCCGAGAAGGCCTTACGGAAATTCAAACCTTCGGTGTCAGCATGGAATACATAAATAGAAGCGTCCTGTGCCATTACCGCCTCGGTGTTCGTAAATGCCGCCAGCAGAAAGTCATAGAACGCTTCGTCACCCATATTATCGTTTTTGATCTTGCCGGCCGTACCTTCGTAGTTGACGTTGTACGGTGGGTCAGTTACCACGAGGTTTGCAAGCTTTCCGTCCATCAGGGTGGTGAAGGTATCAGCCTTGGTTGAATCGCCGCAGGCCAGCCGATGCCGACCGAGAAGCCATACATCGCCGAGCTTTGTAATAGCTGGTTTTTTCAGTTCTGCACCCACATCAAAGTCATCGTCTTTAATGCCGTCCTTGAGTGAATCCTTGAAAAGGTCATCGATTTCAACAGGATCAAAACCCGTGAGCGATACATCAAAATCTGCACCTTGTAAATCTGCAATAAGTAGAGCCAGCTTGTCTTTATCCCAGTCACCGCTGATTTTATTGAGTGCAATATTGAGCGCTTTTTCCTTTTCAGCATCCAGCTCGACCACCACACACTCGACTTCGGTAATACCCATATCGAGTAGCACCTTCAGCCTTTGGTGACCACCAACGACATGGGATGTGGTCTTGTTCCATATAACGGGTTCAACATAACCGAATTCCTCAAGCGAGCGTTTCAACTTTTCATATTCCATATCGCCGGGCTTTAGGTCTTTACGTGGATTATAGTCAGCGGGGATGAGCCGCGCAGTTTGTATTTTTTCAATTATCATGGCTTTTTGCCACCTTTCCGAGCGTTAAGTAAACGTTCCATCACATCGTCCTGCGGATTCGCACCGCTGTACTCGCCGGTGCAGTTTTCCTTGACGATCTGAAAAATCTCCATCCATAGGCGGTTTGTCTGATTCATATAGTTCTGGCCCATCGCCACATACGGACTTTGAATCGCATTGCCTGTTGTAGGGTGCTTTGCCAAAAAGCCATATTCAGTGATTGCTTCCTCACACTGAATCCAACGAGCCACGCTCATGGCGTAGCGTTCCAGAAGTTGAGGAGAAACGAGAGCGGCACACCCGCGTTCATCCAGCCACTTCCATGTGTTTCTGTAGATTTCTCCTGCAACAAGTGTCTTACCGTCTTTTTGTATAGCTTCAAGCATTTTATTTGGTTCCGGCATCTCCATCCCCTGAAGGTTTGCAGTATCAGAAAACTCCATGATGATCAGTTTCCTGCCCCCGGGATTACCTTCGGCTATTTTGTCGGCTAATGGCTTCTTTTTTGCGCCCGCGCCGATACGAGCACCGCCACGATTAGTACCGTCTTTTGCCAAAAATATCACCTCACTTAGCAGGGGTGGGGCTATTCCCCCGTTTGAAACTGCGTTTTTCAACACGAAGCCCCACGCCGCTGTCCGCCTAAAAAAGTTTTAGAGATTTGACCGCCCCCACCGGTCACCGCTCTCGACAGTGATTCGAGAGTGACAGGATTTACAAAGAGCCATGAGGTTGCTCTTCTCATTGTTGCCGCCTTTGGAGAGCGGAAGGATGTGGTGGACTTCCTCTGCGGGCGTCAGCTTGCCTTGCTTCTGACACTCCTCGCATAGAGGGTGCGCCTTGATGTAGCGGTCACGGATTCGTTTCCAACTTCTGCCGTAGCGCTTGTTGGACTTGGGGTCACGTTCGTACTGGTTGTACTGTTTGTCCATGACCTTCTGATGCTCGGCACAGTATTGCTCACGTACAGCGAGCCGACCGCAGCCGGGATAGGCACAAGGACGTTTGGGTTTGTATGGCATTGTTTCATCTCCTTACGGGCATAAGAAAAGCCCTGCGGGATTGCTCCCACAAGGCTCTCTTGAATCTTATTTTCCTGATTATATACTATCACAAAGAGCTACATGACAAACAGTGACATTTAGTGACTTGTTTTCGGAACAACGATGCTTTCCACCGCTTCATCGTGCAGTCGGTAGACATGTCGGACATTGTAGCCCATATCAACTGCGATTTGTTCCCACGTCTTGAAGCATAGGTATCGAAGTTCCAAGAGCGTCTGGTACTCCGTATTATCCACGGCTTTTATGAGTTTGACCATTTCTCGCTTAAGGTCTACAAGCCGGTCGATATCGTGGTTGATTTCAGCTTGCAGGTCAATAATCTTTCCAATCGCGTCCGCCATTGTAGAGGTACCGTGATTGGGGTTGCGAGGCATACCAGTCAGTGTTGATGTACATTTTGTTGCCAGTTCATTCAAGGAGGCGACCTGTTCCAGTTTTGAGTTGATACGCTGGTCGAGGCGATATGCCTGTCCGAGATATTCTTTCGCCGTCATGCCGCCACCTCCTTGTCAAGACGCTTGATAAGAAGTTCTGGGTCAAGGTTGGTTAAAACACAAAACCAGTCAGAGTGAAAGAAGCGAAGAATGCTTCTTTTTTCCCGAAGTGCATCGCGGTGATATGGATGTTCAGATAAAACGCGGAGCGCCTTGCGATAATCCTCAACGGCTCTCAAGATAATAGCATTTGCCAAGTCTTCATAGGGTGTGTTCATAATCTGTACCTCCGAATTTTTATTTCTCTCGGATTGGCACGGATTGTCTTGGGGATAATGTCCCTCGTTGTCATCAAATTTTCAAATCCGCCTTTACGGCATCAATCAGGGCTGTTTGTGTGCGATCCTTGTCGGAGAGCGCCTTCAGTATCCGACTGTCTATGGTGCCCTTCGTGATGATATGCTGCGCTATAACAGTATCCGCAGTTTGGCCCTGCCTCCATAGGCGGGCGTTGGTCTGTTGGTAAAGCTCAAGAGACCAGGTCAGCCCAAACCAGATGATGGTGGAACCGCCGCTCTGAAGGTTAAGGCCGTGTCCGGCAGAGGCGGGATGTACCAGCGCCACAGGCAGTTCACCGGCGTTCCATCTGCGGATGCTCTCCGGGGTATCAAGCTGGGAAAAAGGAATGTGGAGTTTGTGCAGTCGCTCGGAAATTCTGGCAAGATCGTGCTTGAACCAGTAAGCTACAAGCACTGGCTTGCCGTTCGCTGCCTCAATTAAATCCTCCAGCGCGTCCAACTTGCGGTCGTGAATATGGACTATTCCGCCAACATCGTCATAGACAGCGCCGTTGGCCATCTGCGAGAGCTTATTTGACAGGGCGGCAGCATTGGCTACGGTGATATCGCCGTCTGGGAGCTGCAGTACGAGATCGTCCTTTAAATTGTCGTAGTATTCCTGTTCTTCCTCGGAAAGCCGCACCTCATATTCGCTGTTGACGAGCTCCGGCATCTGTAGATGGTCGGTGGACTTCATGCTGATGGTGATATCCGCGATTTTGCTGTAGATTGCTTTTTCCGCGCCGGGCAGCGGCTTATAGGAGTAGATGATCTGGCCGTTCCGCTTATCCGGCATGAAGTAGTTGGTGCGGTATTGTCCAATAAAGCGACCGAGGCGCTGGCCCATGTCCAGAAGCCGATATTCAGCCCACAAATCCATAAGGCCGTTCGCAGAAGGGGTGCCGGTCAGTCCTACAATGCGGCGGATGCGCGGACGGACTTTCATCAATGCCCGGAAGCGTTTTGCCTGATAGCTTTTGAAGGAAGACAGCTCGTCGACCACCACAGTATCGAAGTCAAAGGGTACGCCGCTGTCCTCGATGAGCCACTGGACGTTCTCCCGGTTGATGATGCAGATGTCCGTCTGCTTTAGGAGCGCAGCTTTGCGTTCAGCTTCGGTTCCAACCGCTATGGAATAAGTCAACAGCGACAAGTGGTCCCATTTCTGAATTTCGGACGGCCATGTATCGCGTGCCACACGCAGCGGCGCGATAACCAGAACGCGATGGGCCACGAAGCTGTCAAACAACAGGTTTAGGATAGCAGTAAGTGTAATGCTTGTCTTGCCAAGGCCCATATCCAGTAGGACTGCCGAAATGGGGTGCGTCTCGATGTAATTGATGGCATAGATCTGGTAGTTATGTGGCTCGTATTTCATCAAGAATCCCTCCAATCTGATCGGCGTTGTCCAACACGTAAACCTTAAAGCCCAGTTTTCGCAGAATCCGGTGTCTGGCTTCCTGCAAAGGGCGCGATACCTTGCCGGGAGCCTTGACTTCCACGAAAGCCATGCGGCCACCCGGTAAAAGAACAATGCGGTCCGGCATGCCGCTCATGCCAGGTGATATGAACTTCAGAGCCAGACCGCCCGCCTGCTTTACCATCAGGACGAATTTTTGCTCGATTTCTTTTTCTCTCATAATCGTTTTCTCCTTACAAGTGACCTCGGCGTATGTCATTTACTGAACTTTTTCTTATTGAGTTTTTTATACTCCTAAGAAAATTTTTGTAATAGACCTTCGTCGAGGTCACCTGATTATCTCTTTTACTGTAGAAAGTTCTCAAAATCTCCGTTATCGGTTTTGAGCCGAAGCCCGGTAAAAAGTCGTCTGCCATCACGGACAATTCGCACAAATCCGGCCTTTTCAAGTGCAAAGTAAAAATCTGCGGTGCTGCGGACATATTCGTTTGTGTCAATGCTGTAATTTCGATACGCCTGATACAATGCACCGGAGCTTTCACGGAAACTGGGATCAAGCTCACATTTGTCGTCGAGAAAATGGCCAAACCAATCGTTCTGCGCCCGGTATTCGTCAATTGCTTTCTGCACGCATGCCGGAACGGGAATATTGTAGTCCAGCGCGATAACCTTCTGTGCACCTTCAATGATCCATGACAGAATGCTCTCTCCGGCGTTGTTGTAGAGGTATTCGCCGTAGTTCTTGATATCGTCGGAGCCTTCAATTTTAGCATTGAACGGAATCACGATTAGCCTGCGCCAGATACCATCATCAGAAGCGCTGACCTTCGGTAAGTGATTGGTGTAGAGTACCAACGTATGGCAGGGTGTAAAGCTGAACGGATCTTTATACTTTTTCTCTGCGAAAACGTCATCGGTGGAGCACAACTGCTTGACAGTGGAATCGTTGAGTCGAGCGCCTTCCTGCATTTCGGCTGCGATTAACAGTCGCTTGCCCTTGACCTCGGCCAGTTCCGGCTTGATGTTACGGCGACAGCCAACCGTCAAAGTGTCAGCTGAGATGTTGCCGCTGTACAGACCCAGCACACGAGAGACAGCATTCCAGAAGGTTGACTTGCCGTTGCGCCCGCAGCCATAGGCAATGATCAGCGCCTCAACATAGACCTTGCCGATGGCGGCAAGACCGC